ATTGTAGAGGTAGAAAGAGTAAATCAAAGTAAAATATTTTATTTAAATTCTTCGCCACTTACATCTCCATCCACAGGTTATCCTGCGTATGTTTTAGGTAACGCTACCGCAACAATTTCTGGAAACATAATAAACGTATACCCAGATACATTGACAACACCTGGAACAATAATGGCTCAGTACATAAGGTATCCTCGTGACCCTAAATGGACTTATATTGAAATAACAGCAGGGGAACCTGTGTTTAATGCTTCGCAAGATGATTACCAAGATTTTGAGTTACCTTTATCTGATGAGCCTGCATTAATAGCAAAAATATGTAAGTACGTAGGAGTAGAAATTAGAGAGTCAGATGTATATCAATTTGGAGTAGCCGAATTACAATCAGAACAACAAACACAAGGATAGATGGCATATATAAACGATTACGCATATTACCAAAACTCAGGAACGACTCCAACAGATGCAAACTGGGGGTCATATCAATATATATCTTTGGCAGACATAGTTAATAATTTTATGTTAATGTATCAAGGAAACCATGAATTAATAAATAACATTGAACGTTATCAAATATTATTTCATGCAAAAAGAGGTATTCAAGAATTAAACTACGATGCTATGAAGGAAATAAAAATCCTTCAATTAGATGTTACGTTACAACTTCGTTTTATACTTCCTCAAGATTATGTAAATTGGGTAAGAATTTCTGTAAATGAAAATGGAGTTTTAAAACCTTTAACAGAAAATATTCAAACAAATTGGTCATCAGCTTATCTTCAAGATCAAGATGCAAATATATTATTTGATCAAGACGGAAATGTTTTAAGACCTCAAAATTCAGAGCTTGATTTAGAAAGAATTAGAGGTACTGCAAAAAGTATTTATTTAAACGCAGGTAATTCGTTTGATGGTTCAGAGGGTTACTGTTGTGATGGCAACTGGTATTTTGACTATTCTGTAGGCGCTCGCTTTGGATTAAATACTGAAACAGCTAATGCTAATCCTACGTTTACTATTGATAAGCAAGCTGGAGTTATTAACTTTAGCAATATTTCTAATGCTGCATCTGTGGTTTTAGAATATGTTTCTGATGGTATGGAGGGTGGTGTGGATGCTAATGTCCAATTAAATAAATTGTTTGAAGAGTATATTTACGCTTATGTAAAATATTCAATTTTAAACGGTAGATTATCAGTTCAAGAATACGTAGTTAATAGAGCAAGAAAAGATAAATCATCTTTACTAAGAAATGCTAAAATTAGATTAAGTAATATGCACCCTGGCAGACTCTTACAGAACATGAGAGGTCAGAATAAATGGATAAAATAATATGCCAATAGTTACAACAAATTTTATTGCAGGTAGAATGAATAAGTCTGTGGATGAAAGACTTCTTCCTCCAGGTGAATATATTGACGCGCTAAATGTAAGGTTGGGTTCAACTGAAACTACTGAAATAGGCGCTGTTGAAAATGCTAAAGGAAATTCAAGATTAACGTATTTAGCTTATAACGGTGAACCATTAAGTATTAATACTACCTGTATTGGAGCTTATGAAGACGGTGTTAGGGAAACTATTTATTGGTTTATTCATGACGCTACAAATCTTGAGGCTGCTAGTGGAATTGTAGATATGGTTGTTTCTTATAATACTACTAGTCAAGTAGTTAATTATCACATAGTTACTGAAGACCTTTTAAGTTTTGATCCTAAACATTTAATTACTGGAATAAATTTGCTTGATGATTTATTATTTTGGACAGACGACATTAATCCTCCAAGGTATATAAATATTGACAGAAATTACCCATTACCAATTGCCAATGTTGATCAGATTATAGAAGAAGATATTAGTGTAATTGTTAAAATCCCTGGGTTTGAAAATATAGTGAATAATAATGTTCCTTTAGCGGTTCCAAAAATCACTTTATTAAACGTTCCTGGTGGAGAAAATTATATTGAAAATAAATTTCTTTGTTTTGCTTATAGGTATCGATATTTAGATGGGCAATATAGCGCCACATCTTTATTTAGTTTACCGGCATTTGCAGCTAAACCTTTTAGGTTTGATACTAAAAATTACAATAATTCAGGTATGCAAAATTTATACAATGGTATAAATGTTGAATACTCAACAGGTAGCAGTAGGGTTGTGCAAATAGATTTACTTTTTAAAGAGAGTAATTCAAATAATATAAATGTAATTGAAAGATTTGTAAAAAAAGATTATGGTTGGCCAGATAATACTGTTCAGTCATATGTTTTTACAAACAGTAAAATTTACACAGTTATAGGAGCTGATGAATTACTTCGTCAATACGATAATGTTCCAAGGTTTGCTAAAGCACAAATTATTCAAGGCAACAGATTAATGTATGGAAACTACATTGATGGTTATAATTTTACTAGTGGTGATTCAGGTGGTACTAATATTGCTTTAAACTATACCACAAGTATAATAAACACTATTATTTCTTCTGAAGAATTACCTTTTGCTAGTTTAAATTCAGGTCTTAGTTATACTATTGATCCAGCAGACACCAAAACTTATGACAACAATAAAGTTATTTTTGATTTATCTTCAACCGTTGGTAAATTAAAAAAGAATTCTTTTATTAGTTTTTCATTTAATCTTGAAAATCAAGTTACTGTAGTTGGCGCAGGTCAGTCTACAAACCCTGCTTGGATAGCAAATAATCAATTTAAAAACAGTTCATTTACGCTAAACTTAAATATAACTTTAGATGCAGACTATAGCTCAACATATGCTTTTGTTAGTAGTCCTTTGTTTCAAGATGCTATAGGTACGATACTAAATACAAATTTTAAACCTATTGCAGACTCAGCAGACGGAAATTCTTTAACTGATTATTTTAATAATGAACTATCATCTCCTGCGGTTTCTTATGTTTTTAATAAAATTAATAGTAGTATAACAAGTTCTACTGTTCAACAAGGGTTTTTAATTACTGGTGCTTCTCCTGGGGTAAATACCTTTAGTTTACAGACTATTGCGATGCAGTATCAAAACATAGACTCTACTCCTTTAACAACTAATATTTACGAATACTTTAGGTTTATTAGTGCTGAAGGAGGGTTTAGTACAACAACAGATACAGGTAGTTTACATAGTAATAGAGATTATGAAACAGGAATTGTTTATAGTGACGATTACGGAAGGTCATCTACTGTTTTAGTTTCAGAAAGAAATACAGTTTATATAGAACCTGGAGATAGTGATAAACAGAATAATATACAGGTAGCTGTTAATTCTTTAGCACCTTACTGGGCTGAAAGATATAAGTTTGTAGTTAAACCAAGTTTAGGAAACTATGAAACTATATACTCTAATTTTTATTACGTAAGACCAAGTGACAATATGGTTTTCTTTAAATTAGAAGGAGACAATGCAAACAAGGTTTCTAAGGGTCAAACGTTAATTGTAAAGGCAGATGTTTCGGGTCCAGTTTCTAGGCTTGTAACTGTTGAAGTTTTAGATATAAGTGCAGAAAGTAGTGATTTTTTAAATGCAGACAATGAATTAGGTGAAGACTCAAATCAACTTTCAGGTCTTTACATGCAAATGAAAAATCAAAATTTTGATATTTCTATACCTGAAGATTCTATTATTGAATATGGGGAAATAGTACAAAGAAGTTCAACACGTGGGTGTACAAATAATAGAAAAATTGCTTACCCTTGTTTTACTCAGGATGTAGTAGGAAATGGATCTGCTGTAACTAATTATGATATTCCTGCTGGATCAACAATTACAATAAAAGTAACTGCGTTTAGAAACGATACGTATAACGGAAACAGTTGCCAAGAAATACTATGGGAATGGGATCAACAATACGTATCAAGTGATGACTATACTGATGCAAGAAGATGGTGGAATGGGGATAATATTAATCCTGAGATAGCAAGTCCAGGAAATTTATCTGACGAAACACCAGTACATTATGACCCTATCGTTGTGGCCCCTAGTAATGCTCCTAGGGCAGATATATTAGACACTAAAAGAACAGCTGACAATGTTACTTGTGCTTCTTTTGAAGTGTATTTTCAATTTATTCAAGCAGCAAGTGCTTTATCTACTGATCCTTTATATTTAGGTGTTTCATCCGGATTGTATGGTTGTAATAGAACATGGCCACAAAGCGATAGAACTTCAGATTTACATGTAGAGCTAATCGTAGAAAGAACAAACACGTTAATGGTTTTTGAAAGCGAAGCGGTTGACGCAAATACAGAGTTGTATTATGACGCTTCAGAATCTTATCCTATTATACAACCACAAGGTTTCCACATGTCTGGAACAAACACTACTTTAGGAGATCAAAATCAAACAGCAACACAAGACGCTGTTGTTAATTTAGATTTTCAAGATTGTTTTGTTTTTGGTAATGGAGTTGAAAGTTTTAAAATAAAAGACTCGTTGGCAGGAAGGGCCATGGTCTTAGGTCAAAGAGTTTTGGCTGTCTCTAATCAGGATTATAAAGAAGCTGACAGGTTTGAAGGGATTACTTATAGTGGAGTTTATAGTAGTAATAGTGGACTTAATAATCTTAATGAATTTAATTTAGGGTTAGTAAACTTTAAAGATTGTGAAACTTCATTTGGGCCAATACAAAAAATGCATGCTCGTGAAACAGATATACTTGTATTACAAGAGGATAGAATAACATATGTTTTATCAAGCAAAAATTTAATTAGTGATAGTACTGGTGGTGGAGTTATTGCTTCAGTACCTCAAGTATTAGGGACTCAAATAGCTCGTATTGAAGAGTATGGTATTAGTTACAACCCTGAAAGTTTTGTGTCTTGGGGTTCCGAAATGTATTTTACA